AGTCTGGTGTGGCATATCTAGCAAGTATGTTAGACCCATTAAAATCGTCACCTGAATCGTGTACAAGCACATAGCCATCAGTATCACCGTGAAAATATTTTTCAACACCATCATCATTAAATCCAGCCCCTATGCTGGTTACTTCTATTCCTTTTGTTTCTGACCACTCAAAACCGTTTGGTCTAAGTGTTCCTATAATTCCTTTTTGTTGTGCATTGATAACTGTAGTATCTGTGTAAAATAATCTATACTGAGACTTTTCTCTAATAACAACACTTGATATTACAAACTTGTTAATGTTTTCTGCTAACTGTGTAATAATAGGTTGTATAGCTTTACTAACTGTACCTAACTCAACGTCTCCAATCCTTGCAGTACCAGCAACCGTTCTTAATCCATCGGGTGCTAAGAAAATAAGGTCACCACCTATCTCTTGGATACTGTAACCTGATAGACACCCAATGTTCTTTGCCACTGGAACTACCACCGGTGTACCGTTTATATCTTGTAGCTTGAATATACTGTTTCTACAAAATATAAAAAGTTCTTGACGGAAACTTCTAATACCTACTATTTGGTCTGATAAAGTTATTGAACCTGCACCACTACCACTAAAACTTGTCGGGTCTAATAAAGAACTATAGAATACTGTACTTAAATTATCTTCAACACCTGCTGCAACTAAACGCTTGTCATGTATTGTTACATGTTGAGCTTTTTTAGTAGATGAGTGTGTTGGGTCTATTGTTCCTGAAAAAAAAGTTCTAGTGTTAATGTTAGCACCAGTACCTTCCATTCTAAAATAATATATTAAATTATTTGCATCAGCAATCATTAACATACCATAATCGTATGTTGGTCCTTCAAACAATGCAAAACTTACTTGTCCTTGTGATGTTCTTGATAGTGTACTACGACCTGTAAAGGTTGAGTAATTATCTCCACCAGAATCTACTGAACTTCTACTTACGTTTAACCAACTTGTGCCATCTTGACTAAAGAATATCCCTGTCGATGCACAAGCTATAACTCCATCACCGTAAGGTATAACTCCAAGAATAGTATCAGTACTACCACTGACTTGAGCTGCACTACCAGCTCCTAGTCTACTAAAACCATTAATACGTCTATAACCACCTTCGATAGAAACTTCAAAGTTACTAAGGTCTGTAGCTACACCGGGAGTTTTAAGTAAGTCAATCTGATTAGAAGCTTTGACTAAACCACCAGCACATGCAACTGTATAAGGTTGTGATGTTGCCATAAATTATTTTTTAATTAGGTTTGGCTGTTGGCATTTCGCCATTTTTGTAAGATGGTTGTCCGCCTTTATTTAAACCAACTCTACCACCTTTGTTTAAAGGTTGTGCAACTTTCATTGCAGCATTAGAAACAGCTTTTGCAGCTTTACCCGGAAGTGCTCCAGCTACAGCTCCTACTACTTTTGCTTGTGCCCTTACGGGGGCTGTTTTAATATTGTACGCTGCTTTACCTACACCTTTTAAAAATCTTTTCATTGTTTTCTCCTATTAAAAGTACTTTCTATCGTCTGTCATAGTACGAGGAGTAGGATTAATCAAATTAGATTTCATGCTCCTCAATGCTTTCTTGTAATCATCCATAGCAAAAGCTGCTTGTTGTGGAGATTCTTTGAACTGCCATACATAGTATCTTGTTTTAGCAGTTATAACATTCGTGTATTGTTCTGGGAATACAACGGTATCTCCATGAGCTGAAAGCTTTGTAGGCTTTTCAAACGCATAGAAGTGTACGTTGTAAACTTTATCAGGGATTGGACTTAAGCCAAACTTCCTGCCATCTGGTGATTTAATAACTCTGCAAGGCTCACCATAAGCCTGTGAATCTGCATCGTCTATGTTTTCGTTGTCTCTGTAATATCTTTTCCAATCAGCTAAGTTTAAAAACTGTAATCCTCTTGAGACAAAAGGAGATGATTCACCACTCACGTTAATGGTGGTTAAATAAAAATCGTCCCAGTCTATCGAAGCGTAATCGTCTTGAACGCTTGAGCTACTAGCTTTTAACTCGTACCATCTAGTACCAGCTACTGTAGCCACTGTCACGTTTCCATAGAATGGGTCAGTTCCACCACTTTCACCTACTGCAAAAAATGGTAACTGTGGTTCTTCATTTGCTATATCGAATATAGACTTGTTGATGGCATCCTTAGTAAACTGCTGAAGTCCTACAGCACTTGAAAAGTTTGCAGACGTAAGAGGTATCTCATTGAGTTCTCTTAGTACTTCGTTAGTTAAATCTAAATATGTTGTTGCCATTATTTACCTTTAGCTTTTAGTTTTGCTTTCTTACTTAAATCTTTAAAGTGAAATAGTTTTACACTTGTTTTTGTATGATTTGTATTAGTATGTAAATCTCCGTTAGGCATTTTATGAGTCTTGCCTTTCCATTCAGTTCCATCTCTTTTGTAATGAGGTACGCCTTTCATACTAATTAATCTTTGCTTTTTAAGCTTTCGTTGTAATCAGTTTTAGTCATGCATTGTTTTTCCATGTCTTGAATACTAGCATAACCACCTTTACCATACATCATGCGACCCATACTAGCTTGTTTTCTTTCAGGTTTTGTAGAACCATAAGCACGTTGTTTTCTTTTCATTCCATACATTTTCATATTAATTCCTTTAAAAGTGGAGGAGTCCGGAAACTCCCCCGTTAGACTGTTTCGTCAATACCTTAAAACTGTATATTAACCCGCTTGAGTTGTTGTAATACCGTCTTGGACTTTACATTGTCCATCAAGATACCAGTTAGTGCCATCAGACCATACATGAACAAAATCGCCATGTACTGCCTTGTTAGCTACAAATGAGATTGTATCTGCATCTGTAGCAGTTGCTACACTTCCTGCTGCATCTTCCGGAGAAGATACGTTACCCACAATGATATTAGCACTGGATGCTGTAACTACGGTATGTGTACCAGTAGGTTCTGTTGCTCCAATGTAAAACCAGTACTCTAATCCTGCTGCTGGAGTAGGTAGAGTTTGAATTTTAGCTGCTGCTACATTTAAAACGTAACGTGTGCCAGATTCTGCTGCGGTAATGGTATTTGCTGCGGTAATTGCTTCAGTGTCTGAAGGTTTTTGGACCTTAGTCGCTAACTCACGAACATCAGATGTTCTTGCTGAGTTTCGACCAGTGTCTCTTATGTTTACTATTGCCATATTATTTACCTCTGTAAAATTTATGCGTTAAAAAAAGAGGAGGAGTCCTAAGACTCCCCCAAAGTTGGTATTAATCAATACCGTAGAAAGCACCTACAATTGCTTCATCTCTAAGTACTTTCGCACCATAGACATGAAGACCTCTCACGATATCACCGAAAGAACTAGGGTCTCTAAGGACCTCAGTTGAAGTGATAGCTTGAGCTGTAGCTGTAGATGAAATATGTCCAGCCAAACATTTACCAGCAGCATTAGATGGTGCAGCAATGTTGTTTGATTTATACATACTAAATCCACGTAGTTTTCCACTTGATACTAGTCCGTTTCTAATCGAACCTTGTCCACCATTGTAGTCTACTGACAACAATTTAGAACTAGATTGTCCTAGAACTTCATAGAAATCAGGACTTGCAACAAACCAACGACCTTCTTCAGGTACGTTCTGTTCGTCTAATAGTCTTGACATTCTACCCATAAGGTCTAGAGGGTCATGTTCGTTAGAATCAAAACCTATGTCTAGATTACCTGTACCGTCAAAAGTTCCAGCAGCTAAATCAGTAGCGTTGTCAGAACCTAAAACGTGGTTAGGTGATGAAGCAGACAATCCAGCAAACATAACAGCTAAGACAGCAGCATCATATGAATCTTTCAATGCATATGCAGCAGAGCTTGAAGCTACTTCTTTGAAGTTGACGTGTGACATTTTGCTCTCAATATCATCTACGATGAATTTAAAAGCTTTAGCACTGTCAACAACCAAAGATGTTTCTTGGTCTGTTAGTTTAGTGGCAGTAGTATCGCTACCTCTTGTGTAATCTGACACAGAGATAACGGGTTCTTTGATAATCTTTACAGAGTCTCCGTAAGCAGTGATTTCACCGGCATAGTCGGTGTTAGTAATAGCTTCGATAACAGACGATTTTCTAAAAAAGTTTAAAACCTTTTTAGAGTAAACCGAAGGTAAAAAGAAACTATTAG